ACCAGTTGCACCCGTAGCACCTGTGGTACCAGTTGCACCAGAATCACCTGGGTCACCTTGTGCACCAGTTGCACCTGTGGCACCAGTTGCACCCGTAGCACCTGTGGTACCAGTTGCACCAGAATCACCTGGGTCACCTTGTGCACCAGTTGCACCGGTGGTACCAGTTGCACCAGTAGTACCAGTGGCACCCGTTGGACCAGGATCACCTGGATCACCTTGTGCACCCGTAGCACCTGTGGTACCAGTTGCACCTGTAGCACCTGTAGCACCTGTTGTACCAGCACCTGTTGCACCAGTACCACCTGTAGCGCCGGTTGCACCCGTTGGTCCTGTTAGACCAGTAGCACCAGTAGCACCAGCACCAGTAGCACCTGTAGCACCAACAAATCCAACACCAATTGGAGTTACAATACTTGACTGTCTTGTTGGACCATCATGAACAAAGTGTATATCAACTGTATTACTAGATGTTGTGGTTGCATATGCTTTTGTTACAATTCTGCTAGTTGTATCCAATAAAGGTACAGCGGATGAATTGTATAATATAATTTCTTGTAATGTTGGTGTTGTGTCGTTAATTTCACCAGTGTTTGCTGAAAAGAGAAACTTTTCATAATTGCTATTTGATGTCTGAGCTTCATACACTTTATATGTAATGTATGAGGTACCATCAGTATTGCTTACATAGCGCCATACACGGAAATTATATTCACCAATTGGTATTTCTGAAATGTTTGGGTCATTGTTTGCTGTTGCATGACCAACAATTAAAGTATCACCCGAGCTTGTGGTAATACTGACAAACATATCATCTTCACTAAGTGGTGAAGGACGATCTGGTACAAGTAACTCGTATGCTGGAGAACCTAGATCGCTAGTACTTGATGTATACCACCAGATACGACCAGATGCTGAGATACCTGTCGCACCAGTTTGGCCCGTGGCACCTGTTGTACCAGTAGCACCAGTTGGGCCAGTTAGACCAGTTTGACCCGTGGCACCTGTAGTACCAGTTGCACCACTAGCACCAGTTGGACCAGTTAAACCTGTAGCACCTGTTGTACCTGTAGCACCAGTGGTACCAGTAGCACCAGTTGGGCCAGTTAAACCTGTATCGCCAGTTGCGCCCGTAGCACCCGTAGTACCAGTTGGGCCAGTTAAACCTGTAGCACCTGTTGTACCAGTAGCACCAGTTGGGCCAGTTAAACCTGTAGCACCTGTTGTACCTGTAGCACCAGTAGTACCAGTAGCACCAGTTAGGCCTGTTGCACCAAGACCTGTGGCACCAGTTAAACCTGTAGCACCAGTGGTACCAGTAGCACCAGTTAGGCCTGTTGCACCAAGACCTGTGGCACCAGTTAAACCTGTAGCACCTGTTGTACCTGTAGCACCAGTAGTACCAGTAGCACCAGTTAGGCCTGTTGCACCAAGACCTGTGGCACCAGTTAAACCTGTAGCACCTGTTGTACCAGTTAGACCTGTTGCCCCTATATCTCCCTGGGGACCGGTGGATCCTGTTGAGCCAGCTGATCCAGCACTGCCACTGGCACCAGTAGCACCCTGAGGTCCTCTAGGTGAACTTTTGAGTCTAATTGCAGCAGTTGTCTGATTAACAATTGCGGTAATTTGCGTATTGGCCATATGCTCTACTTACTGGTTATGATTTTGAGTATTTAGTCTATTTCAGATCCAAATAGACTAAACGAAACATCTGATGTACCAGCATAAACAGTAACAACATCTGTCGTTGACAATGATGCACCAATTGTCAAAAATACTGTATCATACTGATTAATTGTGGAATTGTAAATGATATAGTGTTTTGCAGCTAACGCTTCACCACTGGGTCGTATTGCAACTCTATAAGTTGTTGCTAGTCCTAGATTGCATATGGTTAGAGTGCTACAAACAGTAGAAATGTATGGAGGTGTTGTATAGAGAGTAGTTGGTGTAGTGGCAGCTGGCTGAACTTGACCCAATACCTTGTATGTAATTGCCATTTTAGTACACTCTCACAATTATTACTCTCTTGTTACGCTTGGATTGACTGTTGCGATTCCTTCTACAACACGAATAATGACATTTGCTGCATCAGTCAACAAGACATCATAAACATAACGTGATTCTGTGAGTGCTGCTGTTTCATCAGCTTCTAGACTTAATATTAATACTCCAGCTGTTGCATCTGTAATTTCTGTATTGAAGCTAATGCTAGTGGATGATGTGAACCATCTTCTCATTTGTGCATCAACAGTGAAATCAGACAAATCAAATGGATTGCCTGTTGGATCAGTCAGAATAATTTCTGCTGTAAAAGTAGCTCCTTGGTCAATAACAAGGTTTGCCTTAGTTGCCATTGCTATGCCACAATTAGATGTCTAATGAACTTTGCCGTGACTGTTGCGGCACTGGCTGTCAACCTAACACGCACATTACCGGCATTAATATCTACGGCAAAAGTCCCAAGGGATGAGTTGGTAATAATACTGCCATATTCTGTTGCATATGGAGTGACTCCATCATGGGCAACCACAATTTTTGTAGTATGATATGATGTAGAATCAGCGGAATTAGATAGCTGAATTAGGTATTCAGCAGATCTATATGTGGCTGCAGGAAATGAATCCATAGTTTCTGCAGTAATACCACTAACGCTATAAGAGTTAGCGTGTGTATACACCAACGAATTATATACAACACCGTTTGAAGATAGAGTTGTGTTGCTTACTACGTTTGCACTAAATGTAATTACATTTTGGAATGTATGGGTATTGGACCATGTATATTGAGCTGCTGCGTTGACACCAGCGGCTGACCAATAAGGTGCACCTGTTGCACCATTTGAAGTCAATACATAGCCAGCTGTACCAGTACCACCGTTCGCAGATAGTGGAATACCACTGATTGTGACTTGAGCAGTATTTGCAATAAACGAAGTACCTACGGTGTGGCTTGCTGCATTGACAGTACCAGTATGGTATAAGCCAAGTGTATTTGCAGTAAAGTTTGTGCTTATTGCATATGATACTGCATTGACAACAGTTGAATTGGCTGTAAACGATGCTCCAACAGTATGAGATGCAGCATTAACTGTACCAGTATGATATGTACCAGTTGTGTTTGCAATAAACGAAGAGCCAATTGTAAGGGATGTAGCATTGACACTGTTGGAGAATAAACCAGTACCTACAACGCTTAATGTGTTTGCAAATGTACTTGCACCATATGCATTAACTGTTGTTGCATGAACCGTAGCCCATACGAAAGTTGTATTACCAACAGAGTAGAAGTTGTTTGTGGAAGGTATAATGTCACCAGCTGATACACCGTTGTATGTCAAATTACCAGTTAGGAATAAGTCACCACCAACCCGCAATGTACCAGCTACGTTCGCATTATTACCAAAACCAACAGTTGAAACGATATTTGCTGACCCAGTGACAAGAAGCGTATTGCTGATACCAACACTGACGGCTGTATTAACAGAAGATGTATTAGCTATAAATGATGTACCAACAGTATGGGATGCAGCATTAACAACACCAGTATGGTAAGCACCGGTGGTATTTGCAATGAATGAAGTACCAACAGTATGGGATACCGCATTAACAACACCAGTATGGTAAGCACCGGTGGTATTTGCAATGAATGAAGTACCTACAGTATGGCTTGCAGCATTAACAACACCGGTGTGGTAAACACCAGTGGTATTTGCAATAAAATCTGTACCAACAGTATGGGATACCGCATTAACTAAACCGGTATGGTAAGCACCAGTGGTATTTGCAATGAATGAAGTACCTACAGTATGGCTTGCAGCATTAACAACACCAGTATGGTAAGCACCGGTGGTATTTGCAATGAATGAAGTACCTACAGTATGGCTTGCAGCATTAACTAAACCGGTATGGTAAGCACCAGTGGTATTTGCAATAAAATCTGTACCAACAGTATGGGATGCTGCATTGACAACATTGGCAACATATGTACCACTTGTATTAGCTTTGAAGCTAGAACCTACTGTTAACAATGCTGAGTTAACACTGGTAGTTACGTTTGCGTAACCAGTACCCACAATTGCTGTAGAGTTAGCAATGAATGATGTACCAACAGTAAGAGATGCTGCATTAACAACACCGGTGTGGTAAACACCAGTTGTATTACCAACTAAACTTGTGCCAACCGTATATACAGTTGCATTAACAACATTTGAAACATAAACATTTGAAGTGATATATAAAGTATTGCTAGTTGTGTTGTTACCACCATACAATGTATTAGCAGCAAGAGTTACAGCGCCAAATACACCATTCACATATGCATTACCACTTGTTAACCCACCACCAGCTGTGGTAGCTGTTGTTACAGCATTAGCACCGATGACAGCAACTACTTGGTTTGTTCGTTCAAGCCAAGAACTGAAATATTGATTATTTGAAACTTGAGTAATAGTAACTGACATTTATTATTGTCTCTGTGCAATGAGTTGCTGAATCATTATTTTTATCTCACTCATATCAACTTTTAGTTGATCTAGTTCTTCAGTTGTTCTCTGCATTCGCATTTTGAATTCACGTTCTTCCTTATATTTATTCAATCCTTTTCGATCTACATTTAGTATAGCATTAGAATTAGTCTCTCTGACGAGAGTTTGATCATTTTTAACCTTAGCTATTGCCATAATTATACCTGTAGAGCAATTGTACGAATATCAGCTACTCTTGGAACGAGTGCAGATGAATCCGCTACTGGAACAATTTTGATTGCAAATTGAATATATGAATCGTAAACAGCATCATCTGTAGTGCAATATCTAACAATATTGTCATTTTGGTCATACAAGAATGCTGATTGAGTTGATTCAATACCTGGAATTACACCCATTGCTGCATTAGCATTTGTGAATGAAGGAAATCTATCAACAACAATCGATGTTGCATTTGTTACATAAACAATTTCTCTTACATTAAAATAGCTGACAGAGCTATTACTAAATGCAAGATAGATGTATTGATTGTTGCTGAGTCCTTGGGTAGATACTACTGTCACAGTATTTGAAGTTGTGTTGCAGCTAATCTTTTGTGTAAATAGATTCTCAGATTGTGGAAATCCATATTGCAATTCTACAAAATCATCTTGGTTAACCTGAGACGATGTTAGAGCTGCAGATGACACTTCTTGGAGCTTTGTCCAATCTTTATTCTTGAACTGATCACTATCTGCACTATTTTTAACCTTTGCGTATACATAGACATCTGTATTTGCAGGTCTATAAGCAGTACAGTATGCTCTAATATCTTCTGCATCTTGTGTTGGTGCTAGACCAATTGTCTTGGATATGTACCGTGAAGCTTGTTTGTAACCATTTCTGTAAGCTTCCGAATATTCTTCTGCTGTATTAATAAAGCCTGCAGCATCATTAGCTGCAAGATAGAAGGCTGTGTTACTTACAAACTTACCATTTACATCAACAACAGTGATGAAACTTGAATTGCCATTGAAGAGATTATCACCAATATGAACTGTACCATAGGTGTTGCTGCCATATGGTGAAGAGTTTTGATATACAATATCGCCATCACTAAAAGCAACACCGTTGTTGTTAATTGTCAGATAGTACCCATTTAGTTCGTAATCTTGTGATACGATGTTGTGGGTATACATGACAGTTGTTTGAGTGACGTCAACAGCTGGGGAAATAGATGAATAATCACTACCCAGTGTTGCTTGAACAACAATAGAATTGTTGCCCTTTCTGCCAATTGGTAGCCCACTATATTCATTACTTCTTGACATCGAAACACGTTCAGTGTCAATTAATTCATTGATCTGATTTGGTTTAATTGTTACAAAGTCAATTGCAGGATTATTTGTTGCATTTTGAAAGCTTTCGAGTTTTAATTGTACATCTGTATCAGGAAGCTGTTGTACACCAAATTGTGGTGTGACTGCATTAAATATTGGATTAATAACACCAACAACTGTTGCTGATGTACCACTATCAATGCCAATCATTTCAACATTTGCTTTGCCATACAAATTGACGCTACCATTAGCTGTCGAACCTGTCAAAGGAATATAATTTAGATCAGAGCTGTAACTAGTACCACCAGCATGGTATGCATACAGGTCTCCATTTGCTTGTACAGCACCAATTACTGCATCAGTAGCTGTGAATGAAATAGCTACATTTGTTCTGAGTGTATTAGCATCTGGTATAGCTGTAATTTTCACTACATCAGTGGATGATTTATTTGATGTACTAATAAAGATAACTTGATTTGTTGTATAAACATTAGAGAAAGGAACTGTAACCGAATTAGATGAGGCAGTAATTGTGTTTTGGTATGCTGCGCTCACATTTGCATAAGCACCAGTATTTGCATTAATTTTAGTGTCGTTGTTTGCTGTTGCAATAAACCGACCATTTGTGTTCTGAACATAGATGCCAGTTGTATTGCTATAGATTACACCACTTACATTAGCTGTGCCAGTATTTTGCCATACAAGAGACCCTGTGTTGAAAGTTCCGTTAGCCACACCTGTAAGTGTAAGGTAAGCTAGATTGTAGTAATTATTAGAGAAGACAACTTTCTCTTGTGGAATAAATGAGGCAAGAACATTTTTGGCAGCAATAAATTCAACACTTCCACTATTGAAATACGCATTACCACTTGTTGCAGTAAAATTAGCCGTATAAATGTTGAACTTCATATCTTCGTTAATAATTGGATCCCATGTTAAATCATTTGAAGACAAGAACAAATCACCAGTGTTATTGTTATCAGAAATGGGTGTACCTGTAGCAATATCTTGACTACCAACAACAGCAGTCCAAACACTATATTCAGGTGTACCACCAATAGGTGCTACTGTGAATGCATACAGTTTATAAGGAGCTAAGAAAACAGGAGTGTCAAAAATGAAAGATGTGGCTGATGATGCATCGGAAGATTTGGTAATAATAGTATCGCCCTGTGTTATATCACCAAATGCAGCTGCATCGGAAGCAGAGTATGTGTCCGTGGGTTGTATAACTTTTCTACCATATTGTAGACGATTAGGTGTGGGTATACCATTTTCAGTGGTTCTAATCTGTAGCTCAATGCCTTGTGCACTGCTTATAGTTTTAAAAAATACATCGATACGAGTGACAAATATACCCTTTGGCTCAGAAACATAGAAAGTCTGACCAATTGGTTTAATTGTTGTTCTTGCTTGTGATGAAAAACTTGGTAAAGATGCCATTACGTCTACCTTTTAGATTTATTTATATAGAGATTTATCACCATTGTTCATAGCCCCACGTATCATAATCTGACGAGCTTGAATTGTCTGCTACCCACTGATCATAAACAGGATCATCAGCAATATAATAAGTGCTCTCATCTTGGCCTGGTGCAATAGCTATCCATTCACTGTTCTCATCAGCTCTAAAGAACGAACCACCTTCTTGAATCCAAGCATCTTCGCTCCATACCGCATATTGAACTTCAACACCAGCTACTGTAAACCAGTTGACGTACCCAATTGGTTTTGCATTATCACCATATGGGCCAGTTCCAGTATTGGTTGTATCAACAGAAGAAGGAGGATCTTCAGTTGGATATACTGTTGTTGTTGTATCAACAGGTGGTTCAGTTGCAAGAGTTGCACCAAACACATCACTAGCATATGTTGATGCTGAAGACCATGTTTCTACTGTCTGTGCATTGGTTAGTAAGAATGTATGGTTCTTTGTTGTAAATGTAGCAGATGCAATATAGAAGAAACCATAGATGGAACCAGTATTATTGGTTGTTAGTGCATCGCCAAAGAAACCACTGGTCGCAGCACCACTAACTCCCGTACCAGTAAAATCAGAAGCTGTAGGAGCACAATATGAAGATACAGGTACATTATCAAAATATGCATATACTCGAGTATTTGGTCTTAGACCATGAGCTGTAAACTTAACCAGAATAGCTGGTAAGTAAGCTTGTGTGGTGTCTTTTTTTGCTGTCGACCATTGCGTACCCCAAGCATTTTTCAAGTTTGTCCAATTTGAATTGGGTTGGAAATTACTCAATACATCTGTAGGAACCGTAACATCGGGTGTACTGGCTTGAGATGGATTCAAAGCTAGAGACCCAGCCCAATTATATTGTGTTGATGGATTTATTGTATCACGAGGTTGTGATGCATAGTTCTGACTGATATACAGGTTGTCAGAATCATGATTTAGCATTACTAGATTACCATGGCGTGTAACATTTGTGCTTCGGGCAGAGTCAAACAGTAACTGTTGGCCAAGCACTGATGTACTTGGACGCATTTCTGTTTTTACTTGATCTATTGCACAATAGAATTCAGGATTCTTCGTATTACAATTTGAGAAATCCTTGAATGGTTCTACAAAGAAACCATTTTTATATCTGTTGAGACCAGTTGCATCACTCTTTACTTGTAGATTTGATGTATTCTGTTCTAGTGCAGACAGTGTTGTGTAATATTCTAGTCTCTCAACACGACGATCAATCTTGCCAATGTCTTTCATGGTATAGCGACGCTGTTGCTGAATAGATGTAGCGATAGCATAATCATATCTATTCAGACGTTTAGCTTCTGGTGTAGCAAGAGATGGATATGGAGGAATTGCAGCAAACCCCAATGTCATTGTACCAGGACGTTGAGCTGGTGCTGTGGGTCTAGTTGCATTTGGAATACCCTCAACAACTACTGTCGAACCATCTTGATTTAATAGAACTCTATCAATTCTCTTTAGATAGTATTCGAGATCTGTTTGGAATACTGAATCAGGTGCTGGTAGATATGGTGTTACACCTAGCGTTGTTGTAGTAGAAGGATTGATTGTTGCACTTGCAAGTGTTTGAGTAACAGCCGCTGTGTTTGCTTTATAAGGTCTAAAGTCGACACTATCTCTTAGATCATACTTTACACCATTTGTTGTATAGTATAGTGGAATCTCAGCTGTTGTAATAGCATTTGTGTTAGATATATTGACGTCATCAATTGGATACGAAGATCCAAGGAAGAAGCCACGACCTTGTGACTGATCGAAGGTAAATGCTGACAACTTCACAAGAACCGTTGAATTTGTATTTAAAGCAATATCAGCAGGTGAGTTTGTTACTACACTTAACTTAGCAAGGTCGTAATATGCATCCCTCTGACCATTATCAAGTGTGAAATTTGTAACGTAATTCACACCAGACTCAGCATACGTTGTACCAGAATTGATCCACACACCATCAAGTTTATAAACATCAGGAAGACCAAGAGACCATGGACCTTCAAATGTAGCTGCGTTGTTTGAACATTTAATTTTTACATAAACTTCTTTGTTGACAACCTTATCGATTGCAACAGTAGCAGAACGATTTACATTATAGAATACACTAATGTCAAATGCAGTATCAGGTTCTTCAGCAATACCAGTATCAAGAGTCAATGTCGCAGTTGCACCAGAAATTGAAATTGAACGTCCAGATCTACCCATATCAATGGGTGCACCAGCAACATATGTCTTTACGTGAGTATTGGCAGTCTTTGAACCACCAAATGTATTGGCAATTGTTAGCTGAGTATTGTTTGCAATTGAGATAACAAGACGAGGATCTAAGTCACCAATGGTAATATAATCACCAATAGAGTATTCGGTTAAGAATAATGTTGATGAACCAGTTGCATTTGTTTGACCAGATGTAACTGTGATTGTACCTGTTAAGTTAGCTGAACTCTGAGTTTCTGTCGAAACAACATAGAACTCTCTTGCTTGTGAAGCAGATAGGGTACCAGAGTATGGGAAGGCTTCTGTACCGGTACCAGCAGCTGCTGGAATAGTTACGGTAGCCGTACCATCTGTCTGGAATGATGTATTACCCGTTCTTCTGTACACAAATTCTGTGTCACTAAATCCATCAGTCTTAATTGCTTTCTGACCAAATGGAAATAACATTCCACTATTATAAGTTTGCTCAAGCTGAGCAATGTCTGCAGCCAGTGTTGCACTATAAGTAAGAACTACGTCTGCAACACCAAGAACACCGCTGTCGTATTGAATGATTGATCTGACATCTTGGAAGTTAGCACCAGCATTCATTACAACACCAAATAGGTATACGACGTATTCTGCTGATGGGGTACCTACTGTACCCGAGCTATATTCAAAGCCACGTACATAGGCAGTACCAATTTTAGTTGTGGCTGAATAGCTAACACTTAATCTTGTGTTGTCTGTAATTGCTGTCTTAGCAACATTATGTAGCTCAACTTCAATGACTTCGTTTGAATCACCAAAATCACCAGCAAACTCACTACAATATACATAATTACCAAAGTTAGCGGTGACGATTTGTCCAGCAGCATTGCTATAGTCGGTTCCTTTTCTCAAAGGAATAATATTGTTGTTTAGGTATTCTACTCTATATCCCTTAACATATCCTAGACCTCTACCAACAAGTAAGTTGTTATAGGTTGCATAATTAGGATCTGATGTATTTGCAATAGGTGCTGTGGACAAAGTAAAGGGTCTGACAACAAAGTCGCCGTTTGTTTCAAATGTCCGTCTAGCCATATCAGCACCAAGAGTTGAATACTCTGGTGTTTGTTTAACTGTTACAGCTTGACCATTTTTAAAATCTACTAGAGTAAAGAATGAAGATGTATTTGCAACATCTACGGTATCTCTAACAACAAGCTCAGGAACAATCTGAAGACGATCTGCGCCAGGAGCATTATAGTTTGGAGAACCAGCAGCATTATCAACTAGAGCTGAGTTTGCTAGAGAGGTTACAATGGTTTCATTAGCATCAAAACCAACTGATACACCATCTGGCTCGTTTGAATACCGAGTAACAATAGTTGTATGAGGAGTTACATAGAGGAATGTACCCTTCTTGAATACAATACCTTCAGTGGTTGAGACTGCGTAACCAAATCCTGTGACATCTCCAATTGTTACGTTACCAGTATTTGAAATAACTGCTACGTTACCAATTAAGACGTTTGCTGATGTTCTAATCTGTAGAGTTTCACCTGGATCAAATGTTAGCTGTGCACTAGTGTTTGGATATTGAGCTGAATTCAAATACTTTACGTACAGTGTATTAGTATCTGGTGCTTGGGATTTAAACCCATCTAATGTATCAACAATTAATGCTTTGAGCCCATTATCATTATAAACATATCTATCACTAAAATCAGTTAATGTAAATGCTGTGCCATTTGAGTATGCATCTTCAATCTTTATGTATTGAAGTTCATTATCAAAAGATAATGTGCATCCTTCTACAATAGAACCTTCCTTGTAGACAGAGCGACCAAACCGATTGATTTGGTCTTGAAGAATTGATTGAACCTGATTGAGCTCGCGAGTCTGAACAGCGAAACGAGGCTTATGCAGAATTCTATAATAAGGAGTTTCCTCGTCAAAGTCATCAAAGTATGGTGATTGGGACAGATCGGTTTCTAGTGCCATTATTTCCTCTAAAACTTAATGACTATTTTAATTCGTTCTTTGGATTCAACAGTTCGTTCAAACGGTTCAATATTCTCAAGATATGTAACAGATCCTGATTCTCTTACGAGGTCAGGATAGAAAATTGTGTTTGCAAGAGCAGATGGTGTACCTTGAGCTCCTGATGTTTCTCCTGTAACAGTATTAGAAGCTTGGAATCTATTTGGGCCACTGACGTCAGCTAATACTAGAACTGGATAAACATTTGATGTATCTGCAGTCACAGCTCCACTATTTATAGCTTGACCCCCAGATGTAAACGAACCTTGAACAGCTGTAACTCTTAAATATGTTGAGTTGGCAAATGTAACATAACCATTTGCAGTGGCTGATTCTAAGTAATCTCCATCTGCAAACGAACCACCAGCAAGGTTTGTGTAATCCATATCTACTTCATGTGTTGTATCAATAACCATTGCCATAGCATTTGTAACACTTTGAGTTACTCGTTCAAACTGTGTAAACGCCCCTGTATTTGATGATAGAGGCAGTCTAACTGTTTGAACAAAGCGTTGACCAAAAGTTGATGATACGTCAACTGTTCCATTGGCTGTGTACAGCGATGCAACGTTTGCATAGCTATTTGTTTGGCTATCAACTAGTACATCGTTGATCTGGAAATCACCTGATACGTTTGTCAACCGAATCTGTGTGTTGGAAAGAATTGTTTCGATTTCACCCACACCACCAGAAGTTACTTCTGATACAGCTTCAACTTCTGCGCCAAGAATTGTGAAGTATGCTGTATTGGCTACTTTACAGTTGGCGGTTGCACCCGATGTAAAACCGTATACAGTATCAAGTGATTGGTTAGCAACAAATGTACCTTTAACATTTTTAAGTTCAAGGAATGTCGCATTAGAATAAACACAAATACCAGCTGCTGTAGCACCACCAGAGAATGTGCTAAACACCGATGAGTTTGAAGTCTCAGGTACTAACTGGTGTACTTCTGCTGGGTTGGTTGTGCGGTTTTCTGTTAGATTTACGTTTGCACCACCAACAGTCAAAGCTAATGCAACAGCAGATGTGTTGGCAAACGAAATATAATAGTGACTATTTGCTGTCAACCCACCAATGGCTGTATTACTGGTTGGCACTTTATAAAATACACGTGCGCCAACTTTAAAGGTAGTATTTGCACTAGTAATTGCAATTGTTTCGCTAGTATTGCTGACACCGACGACATTTGCACTGACGTTTGCAGCACTGAGTGTTGTGTCTGTCGAAGGCTGTAGAACAATTTCACCTGGTTCAAATGCACCTTCTCTGTTTGCAATAGTAAGCTTAATTCTATCAAAGCTATCAAGATTTACAGTAAGATCTTTAAACAATGGATCTTTCAAAATACCAACAATTCTATATTCTCCATAACCAGGAAACTTGAGAAGTTCAGTATTGATATCATCAAATAATACTGATATACCAGCATATCTGGCACCAAGTTCTTGGTCAATATCGTATCCATGACCATTGATTGGTGCAATAGTGGCTTCTGCTTCTGCACCACTGCCATATGAGCCATTAGCAGCAATTGTGACATTAGCATAGGTATAATTTATACCTGGATTAATAACGACAATTGAACTAATTGAATTTGTTGTTGCATTGACGGTCGAATAAGCTAAAGCATCTTCCCCATCACCACTGATAGAAACAGTTGGCGAAATAACATATTCTGTCAGTTCATTGGGTGTAAAATAGTATGATACTAGAGTTGCGTTTGCAACAGTTACAAGATTGGCTGCATTCTTAAAATAAATTGTTTGTCCTACAAGAAAAGAACCCTGAGGTGTATCAATTGTAAGAGATGGATTAGCATTAATGCCTGTAATCGTAGCTTTTTGTAATGATGAGCTGCCTCTAATATATAAACCATTTGTGAATGTACCAGAAGCCTCGCCAAGAACTAAGGTTGTTGAATTAGCAAAGTTGACGGTACCATTTGCACCTTGGTCTACATTGCTGCCATCCACCATTGTCACTTTTTCACCAACAATGTATTGAACACCAGCTACTTGTAAGCTGTCAATTTCTAGAGTTGTGCCACCAAGATTCGTATCTGTAATAACACCATTAGCTCTTTGCACTGTAATCGATGTTGGTGTGGCTGTGTATGGAAGAACAGCGTGTGTTTGGCCATTTGCGGTCGCTGCAAAAGCAGTGTTACAAACAATTACAGAGCTATTGACGGTTGCAATACGACGAATATTTGTAGATGTGTTTGCACCCACTTGAATATATTGGCCAGCTGCATAATCAGAAGTGAATGCTGTTCCACTATTGGCAATAACCCAGGTATTGCCATTGATAATATCTACTGTACCTGTCTTAGACGTACCACTGTGAGAAGTAACATGAACGGGATATGTTAAACTAAAAGCAGTATCAGTAGTTGTGACAACGCGGACAACTGTGCTATTAGCAGAAGCAACGTAACCAGATGCTCCTGTATCAGATTGGACAATAGTATCGGCGTCACTAAAATAATCTTGAATAAATGACAAACTAATTTTTTCAAACTGTTGCCAAGCTAAAATACCATCAACAATTTCTGGTTGATTATTAATGCTTGTTAGTTCAAGTTGTGCTTGTGTATCAAAAGGTTCTGATACAGTAATATTTTTTGTGAGTCCATTATAGTGCTCAATAGTTCTAATTTGACCAGAGCCAAAACCATCAATTAGATAAATTGACGAATCTGTATAAAATTCATTGAAGCTTGAGGCTGTGTTTGGTAACTGCACAACATAATTATTAACAAATGCGCGAAGATATCCATTTGAATAAGTTTGGTAGTTGTTACCACCAGCAGTTAAACGAATAACATCTAAAGTACCACCAACAGCATTATCTTTAACATCTGTATTGGCTACAATAGGAATATAGTCAGATGTTGTAAACTTTGTGTTTGCATTTACATCTATTGTGTACAGATATTTCCATGTATACCCATCACCAGTTCTAAATGTACCAGATGTTGAGGTAAGAGATGGCTTTACTGTTGAATTGGCACCGTTATTGTTGTCAATGCACTTGAAGACATGACCTTCGCCAGTGCGAACGTAGAATTGTTTTGAATAAAGATCTCCGTCAGTTTGACTGTAACGATCATAGGCTGTATTATTAGCCCAATCATATCTAGGAATTACAAATGAAATGTTATCACTGTTGATCTTCTTACCATATATGATATGATCATAGGCAGTTAACTCGTACTCGTCAACCGATCCATTGGCAATTGGAGGGTTTTGATCATCAGACCATGGCTCAGCACGACCAATCCAAATATAGTACGACTTTGATGAGTCTCCTACATTTTGAATGAAACTATCGATAGTATCGTTATAATGCTTGATTGTAAGAACAGCCATCTTAAACCTATGTTTTTTAGTATTTATGTCTGAGTTAGAACGAATTGAGCGGCAGTTGAAACATCAGCTTGAGGAACACTTCTAAAACTAAATGCACCAAACATCTTCAAACCAGATGGGTGAGCAATTTCATTGACCATCTTTTCATACATTGATTTCATTTTTGTTGAAATAATTTCATATGAATATTGCTGATAATAATAAGAATCTTGTAAATAATTTGTATCAGAAGGGAATGACTTGTTGTTTAGCCATCTACCAGTACTTTTACCATCGAGAGCTGTAACAGCAAAACCTGCTACAGAAGTTTGATTAATTTCTTGATTTTGTGCTGTCAATCCACTACCTGGCAAATAACCAAAACCCGAGTCAATGACTTCTAAAGCTGTCACGATACCACTTGCTGTACCAGCTTTTGCTTCTACAATTGCATTGTAACCATAGAAACCACCGTTGCCATCATCGAGGCGTTGACCGTAAACCAGAGGCTCAACAATCTCCACAGTTGGATCTGCTGAATAACCAGAACCAGGATTAATAGCTGTCAAATACCGAATAGTACCAACTTCAAGATCAACAACTGTTAGCGTGTTCTCCATTGTCTCATCCAAGTTAGTTATTGTAGGTACAGGAAAACCCCAATCTGTTAGTCTTGCAACAGATACAATGTTTGCAGTCTTACCTGATGTTTGACCAGTAATTGTAGAGTTTGCAATAAAATAACCATTTGCATTAGTAATTGTTATGTGGGTTGAATTTGCAGAAACAACATCTCCACTTCCCGTAACAGTTTGTTTTGGCCATATATTGTTAATAAGCACAGTGCTTGATGAATTAGAAAGATATACACCAGCTACTAAATTAGCATGAGTTAAGTTTGCTTCTGTACCTGTTACATACAATAGAGATGAATCGGATCTATAAGTTAAAAGACTAATAGTTCCATATGTACCTGAATCTGTAAATTCTAAAATATCACCAGCACTAAGAGTACCGCTAATTGGTGTAACATCAAGTATTACACTGTTTGCAGAGCTATTGACGGTTTCCGATACAGTCATATTACCTGAAGATGTATCAATTGTAATATCCATTTCAGGAGATGCAGCTTGGTCTTCCAACTGCGTATTCAAATAATCTTGGATGGTATCAGTGTTATATTGAAATATTTGCTTATTGCTAATATCACCAATTTCAAAAGAAGCACCAGAACCACCTCCACCTGTAACAGTTACAACAGCATTGGTCGTAAAACCAAAACCACCATCTAGTAACGTGAATGATACTTTACCATTCTCATCTCTAATTGCAGCTACTCGTGCTTTGCCCAGTAAACCATCACCACTGATATCTAATTCATCACCAATTTCGAAATTGGTACCACCATTGACAATATTGACGGCTGTGAGTGACCCAAAAATAATTGGAGCATTAGTGTAGGTTATTGCTAACGAATAATCTGCTTGTTCCGTATCTGATAGAAGAGATACTTCATAAGCAGTTGCATATTTTTGTTTTGAGTTTACATATAAGTCATCAGAAAAAATTTGCTCTCCAAATTGAAACCTACCATTTATACTTGATAGGAATAAAATGTTTATCATCTTGTTGTTCACAGCTTGCTGTACGTAGCTATCCACAACAGCAGTAGCAGAAACACTGTAGATTGGTTTACCAACAAGACCCTGTAGGTGCGTAGAGCTAGATACTTCTATGTATCTTGGTACTTCCCAAGTATTGTCTGAAGATTTAAATAAATGTTCCCCAGGAATATAAAATTCGATAGATTCATCAAAAACCAATCTAAACAACAATTCAATTGCTCGCTTCGTACCTTTTGTACGATATAAATCAACACAGTGTTTGATTAGCAGTTGCTTATTTACAGCAATATCATATGGAATTTGTTGAATGAAAGTTCTGATAAAATAATCAATAAACTGTTGTTCAGTTTTATCAATATCAATGTTGTCCAGCATTGATCTGGACATATTGATAATTTCACCTTCTTGCTCCATCCATTCGTAATATGCTTTTACAAACGCAATGAAGTTTGGTCCTTGCTCCTTATAAAAGGCAGGAAATTGAGAAGCAATTAGTGGTGAAATATATTTTTCAATACTCATCTATTAGCAGTTACTGTAATAGTTGTTTGCTGTAGGTCAATTTCAACTAGGTCGTTGTTCATGCCAGAGATATCTTGTGATGCGGGTTGGCATGTAAGAATAATGCCAGCATCTTCAAGAAAGCTGTTAATACTCAATTCAGCAATTGCAATTGTACCTGTTTCATAATCTATAGTACCAATTCTTGTATATCCTTGAGAAGCTGGATCAAATAACGATAGATATAGATAGTTAGCTGTATTTTTAATAGTGAAGCCATCTGTACCCTTAACAAACGTGTCGTTGTTTGGGTTATAATCTGTCAGTGTATAGGACAAACCATCTGTTGCAGATTGGAAAGGTGTTGATTGAATAGTGCCAGGAACAATTGCATTGTTAAACTTATATGTAACAGCAACGCTCTTTCTTAGTTCTGGAGTAACAGTTTTCTGCATATAAATTTCAGGTCGCACTGAAATAATACTTGCATCAACTTGCTGCATTAATTGCAAAAATTTTGATTGTCTAAATGCTATAGCAAAATCTTGAAGATAGTTGGTGTTATAATCAGTGATTGCAGAAATAATGTTGGTTTCAAGAACAGATGGACTCTTGTTAGTTCTATTGGCATTGTATAGAACATCAATATTCATGAATAGATATAGAAAATCAGGATCGATAACTTCTGGTACTAGACCAAGTGTCATTTTCTGAGAAATGAAATCTTTGAGGTCTTGCTTTCTGGGTGTTGACAGAGCAGTACCACTATATGTTAATGGAGATAGAATAATCGAGCCATATTGCACAGAACCTGTAATGGTTTCACCACCATAGACAGCAACACTTTTAATGTCACTGAATGTGTTGAGAATTAATGTTTTATAATCATCAGTTGTTATAGCTCTACCTTGAGTAGAAAAATACCGTGGTGCTCTATACCGAATTGATTCAATTGACTCGCTGACTGCACCATTTGTTGATGCGTCGACTGTTGTGATATCTACAGAAACAGAACCACCATTGATTGCGCCAAGATCTTGGTCAAGTGTGAATCGTTCTATACCATTACCATCTGCACCATTTGTTACTCTATACAGAGCAGAAACAACAGCACCGTCTTGTGGCTTTCTACCAAATACATCATCACCAAATACAATTTCAAAGCCATTTTCATATGCTTGAACAAAGAAAACTTGGCTTTCGTCTGTAACACCATCAAATGTAGTAGCTTGAGTGTAAGCTAATACATCACTGCCGTTGTTTTCATACACTGTTACTGTTAAAGAACTTGTATCGCAATTTGGATTGGAAATAGCAAACCTTTGGTTTTCAATAGTGCTGTTTGTAACAAATGAATCTGTAACATATGTGCCTTCATACAAATCAATATCATCGATAGTGAAGCTAGTTGATGTGGCACTTGCGGTGTAGACTTTATCTGTTACAAATGTAAACTTATTGTTTGCATTTGAACCACTAAATTGAGTACCTTTTGGAATAATAAATGTATCATATGTTTGGTTACTAGTTATATCGATACTAACAGTTGCTTTTGGTGATGTATAAGAATTTGGTGTATAATTGAGCAACTTGGCGTGGGATACAACAGAATTCCTCATCTGGGCTGTATCAAGAAATGCTTCCGATGCAACCATGTTTAAATAGAATGAATTCATATATGAGTTATAGGCCAAGACAGATAGCAGCACATTCATATTTGATGATTCAAAATCATAGTCAGTAAATACTGACTGATTCTTTAAATATTGCTTCAGACTGGCCTTGATAGTATCAAAGTCTAGAGATGTTACTTGAAGGGCTGTATTGGCTGCCATTATCTGATCCGTCTAAGGAGTAATTGAAGAGTAACCGGTTCTTGACTATTTATCAGACTAAAAACAATGTTTGCAACCAAGGAATTGCCATCTCTTGTCTGGTCAATTTTGACTGAAAGTAGCCTGGCTCTTGGTTCAAACGTATTAATTGCATAGTTAATGGATTGGGCCATCATATCTTTGGATACGAAATCATTTGGTTCAAACAATGCATTGTTAACAGTGGAACCTACATCAGGCTCAAACATCCGTTCACCAACATTAGTAAGAATTAGATTTCTAATAGACTGCTTGACACTTTCTTCGTTTGTAAGTTTAGCAAGAGTATTTGTAACGGGATGCTTCACGAAGTTATTCATGAAATCACTATAAAATTCTTGCTTCTTACCAACTTGTGTGTATTTGTCTGCTCTTGTTTGCATTTATTCTACCTGTACTAATGAATCCCCTGTAGCTGCAGAAGGAACACAGTGACTTCCACCTAGCGATGGGCATAACAGATCTGGAGTTGCTTGGTCTCCTTTGATAATAACACTTTTCCCATTAATTTGCACATACCGTTTAGATGCTATTAATTTTCCTAAACCGTGTGTGTTTTTATCTCCTTCAACAGCCCAAGCCTTACCATTAACAAATACAAATGACTGACCTGCTGCAATTGTCAGTCCAGAGCATGCCCTCAAGTTGCCTTGTACGTGTGAGCTAGCCATGTATTTTACCCTTGAACGAAATCAACACGAGGAGCAACGATTTTAATACCAGAAGGTGTCATAATAATAGATGAACTACCACACTTTAGAGTAATACTCGTCTGGCTATTTATTAATAATTCCCTAGAGATTGTTTCACTTCTTATACCATTTGTCTGAGTTACCACATCCCCACTAACAAGTTCGTTCATATTGCCGCTGACATTGATTACCATGTCGTTGCC